GTAATGAAAAATTGTGGATTCCTAGAAATTAATCTCTACCCTGCTATAATAAGGGTATAGGAGAAAAATGTCTAACCCATCAAACTTGTATGCAGAAAAGGTATATTCAGAGCATCCGCTTGTTTTGTGGGCACTAGACGACAGACTTGATTATAAAAGTTTAATCTCTGAAGCCCAGCGCAGTCTTGCAACTTTCTGGACACCAACAAACGCTACGCTTGCAGCATCTTCTGAAAACCTAAGTGAACCATTTGTAGACAGTCACTTGTCAAGAATTAGAGTTAACGTTCCTGTATCAGAAACAATTGAGGCATCAGTTATTAGTCCAAATATACTTAATTTCAATACCCTTGCAGATCTTGGAACTTTTACTGTTGGATCATATTTTTATTCAAACAGTTTATTTTTACAAACAGTATCAATAGGTTATGAATATACAGATCCAGCGACGTCAACGATAGTTCAAAATTTAAAAACTTTTACAACAACACTTTATCAAAAATGGGGTTTTATTTCTGAAACTTTTGAAATTCCAAATGTTTCTGCACAACTAAGACTTGTAATTAAAATTAAAGTCTTTGAAGGATCAGCAACATCAGCAGATAACGAATTTTATATTAATGGCATTACTTTGGGGCAGTGGAATGAAGAATTTAATACATACTCCTTAAACGGAATAACAGAAACCACAGTGCCATCAAGCATAAGTATTTATGGTGGTTATGATGCGGTAGAAGCACAAGCATACGGAATTGCAGAAGATTCTGCATACTACATTACTGAGGGTGGTTTGAAATGTAAAAATGCAGGTATTCCTTTAGTTTATGGGGCAAGCGGAGTTACACGAATAGAACCAAACACTGACGCATCTCTAATACTTCCAGGCAAGGGATTTTTAAATAAAAAGGGACAGTATAACGATTACACAATTGAGTTCTGGGCAAGAGTAGCAGTAAACACATCTACGCCATTTAAAATTTTTGGACCAATAGCATCAGAAGATGGCTTATATGTTGAAGACGGATTTTTAACATTAGTTATTGGTGATCAATTTGCATCACACTTCGTTGGTGAATGGTTTAGACCAATGCTTATTCATATTCGTTTAATTAAAGATTCTGCATCTTTATTGGTTAATGGTGAAGAAGTTTTGTCATTATCTTTAGATACCGCCACTTTAACTCTTCCAGAAGAACTTGATAACAGCGGAGACAATCAAGACTGGGTAGGATTCTATGCAAGTAATAACGTGTATCCTTTTGAAATTGACTGTGTTGCTATATATTCTTATCAGGTTCCAGTTACAGTGGCAAAACGTAGATGGGTTTATGGCCAAGGAGTTGTTTCTGCAGAAGTAATAAACTCATCATATGGAGGAACAACTGCATTTATAGATTATCCATTTGCAGACTATACTGCTAACTATAATTATCCAGATTTTGCTGGCTGGGATCAGGGAAGTTTTGACAATCTGGCAACGACTCAGACAAGTTTAAGAACACCTGAGTATGCCTTGCCAGAAATATTTTTAGGCACTAAAACATTACAAGAACTATACGATGATAATAAAGATGCACAGGATAATGAGTCTGGTCCTGTTATTACCGATAAGTTTTTGTCTTTTAGGCCTAACAATACTTGGAACTCTATTGAGTCATATATCAATTTTTCAAGATTTAATTTATTGTCAAGTGAGGTTGAAAGTTGTTACGGAGTCTTTAGTTCTCATAACTTAGCATCAGATGAAATATTGTTTAAAATATACAACCCCTCAAACAATAACTACTTTACAATTCTTAAAGACGGAAATTTAATCAAATACTCTTTAACCTATAACGGAATTACGCAACTTTTATTTACTTCTAGTGCAATAACTGCTAACAGCCTTTTTGCAGTTGGATTTAATATAAAAACATTATCAGAAAAATTTGGTAGTGACGTAAGTTCATTTTTTGGAAATCAAAGTTCATTAAAAATGTATGTGTGTGGAGATGACTCTGGAGACTATACTTTTACAGGAAGACTTTATTCTATTGGGCTAGGAACAACATTAAATTCTACAAAAATAACAACCTATATTGATGTAAATGGTTTTATTGAATTAGACAAGGGTCAACAATTAATTGATCATACAGCCAGTTATACAATTCTTCCATCAGAAGCATATGAAAAATATTTTCTAGACATAGGAGTTGCAGGGTACTGGCAAGACTATCTACCTCTTTCTTACTTTGCTCAATTTGTAAAAAATAACAGTGGTCAAGAATTTTATGAGATAGATTTTTTACAATTTAATCTAGGATATCCAACAACAACAACCTTACAGCAAGAGTCTGGAACGACTTCTTCTTATTACAATACAGATGGCGCACAAATAAAAAGTTATGTAACATTTCAGTATGTTGCAGATGGTGCAAACATTCCTACCTCTTTTGCTAATGAAGAACAGCCAGACGAGTATAAAGTCCTTGACTTAAATAACTACGAAGACTGGGAAACGACAAGATTTGAGATTTTAAATAATACATTGATTTATCCAATTAAAACGGTAGACTTTAATAGACTTGCAATTGTCTATAGTCTTGAATTTAACAGTCGTGGAGTTTTAACTAAGCCAATTTTATTAAATAAATTACAGTTGGCCTCTCAAGCATTTAACGACAATTCTTTTAATCCAGTAGGAACAAGGTTTGGAGTAGACCTATTTCCATATAAAAAGAATGGCATTTATTTTGACTACAAGTCTAAGAATCCATTTAGCATATATAAGGAAAGCACCCCATACTTATATTTGACAAAAACATCTGGAATTGAAGTACGTGGTGAAATAAATATTCTAGAAAATCGTGGACTGAATCTTCCAATTAACAAAGAGTTAGCAACAGACTATAAGGTAAGCGCCATGCAATTGTGGCTAAGATATGATCAAGATGCATTTCCAGCAACAGCAACAGAGATTTTTGAAATTAATCACAAGAGTGGAACTTTAAAGTTTTACCTACAGGCAAACAGCGCTGATTTAGATAGAGGCAGAATATTTGTTTTAAACCAAAACGGTGTGCCCTATAATGGTGTTGGATTTTATTTAAATGGTAGCCTAGTAAGAGAGCCAGTCCTATCTCTTAAAGAATGGTCATCTATAGGTGTAGCATTTTTAACCTCTCTTGTCTATAACTCATATCTTGGAAGCATAAATTTGACGGGGCCAATATTATTTAACAACATTGCCTATTATCAGGCAAACAGCCTACAAGAGGTTGAAAGCAGAACCTTTAGGCCTTGGTTCCAGGTATTAACAGACGGTATAACAACAAATGATTGGCAGTTCTGGTTTAATAACTTTACTTGGGACGGCATGTTAGTAATAGGATCATCAGAGTTTTATGGTATTAATCCTTCAGATATTTATAAAACATATATAGGCACAAATAAGATAATCGTTGATGACGGAGAAGGCTTAGTCTATCAGCCTGAAAAATTAAATGTATATGCAGATATTGAATGGTCAACTAACGTCTCCACACCAGTATAGTCTGATATACTTATGGTTATGGAATCCTTAATTAATCCAAAAACTGGTAAGCCTTATGTTAAAAATGTACGTCGTCAGGTAATAGATAAGCACTATGACTGGGGTCTTTACGTATATAAGACATCTACTGGTAAATGGTTTACAGACGATGAAGGCTCAGTTCTAAATATACCGTCCGACCGTGGAGATCTTACAAAAATTGCAGAATTAAAAAAGGTTGCAATACACTACGGAGATGATGGACTTGGTAAAGCGGTATTTGTTCCAGGGTTAACTCAGGTTAGTGAAGAAGAGTATTCAGAACAAAAGGAAAGACTGAGAGAAGGTTTAATTCCTTCAATGAACGACTTAGGTGCTTGGCATGCAGCACAACAAACATTAGAAAAACACGGAAAAGGGGCTATGGATGAGTGAAGAACAGTATATCCGTGCAAGTCTTAATACAGAAGAAAAAGAAGACAATATTTTTAAATCACATGATCCTTTCAATAAAAGTTGGGATGTTTTAAAAGATTATGTTGGGCTTGACCAAAACTTTCGTCGTAGAACAACACGCAATTTAACAAAGTATGCTGCACCAGAATTTAATGCTGCTTATCTAGATGCAGCAAATGCAACGCCATCTGGAGTAAATGCTGGATCAAAACAGATCAATCCTGGCACGGTATATAGAAATGGCTACGGACTATTTGACGTAATAACTCCTCCATATAACATGTATGAATTAGCCAACTTCTATGACACATCATTTGCTAATCACGCTGCTATTGATGCTAAGGTAGAAAACGTTGTAGGTTTGGGATACCGATTTGATATTTCAGATAGAACGCTATTAAGGTTTGAAATGAATGAAGATGCAAGTGCGGTAGACCGTGCTCGTAATCGTATTGAAAGAGCCAAGATTCAACTACGTGATTGGCTAGAAAATTTAAATGATGATGACAGTTTTACAAAAACAATGGAGAAGGTTTACACAGATCTTCAAGCAACAGGTAATGGATTTATTGAAGTAGGCAGAACAACTGCTGGAGAGATTGGTTATGTTGGACATATTCCAGCAACTACCGTTCGTATACGACGTCTGCGTGATGGTTTTGTGCAGATTATTGGTCAAAAGGTGGTTTACTTTAGAAACTTTGGGGCAAAGAATGCAAACCCTATGGGAACAGATCCACGTCCCAATGAGATTATTCATTTAAAAGAATACTCACCTTTAAACACATTCTATGGTATTCCAGATATTATTGCAGCAATGCCATCCCTTATCGGAGATCAACTTGCA